TCGCTATATCGCTTTTGCAAGACTTCATTGTCATCTTGCGGTTGAACTTCTACATTAGGGCTCGACTGCGTATTATCGCTTTTTACCGAGGTTGGTTGTTGTTGTTCGTCTAATATGCCGCCATTAACTTCTCTATCTAATGATTCAAAAAAATCACTTGAACCGTTCATAACTGCATCTTGTACGTTTGTACTTTCGGGGGCTGCTTGAGCGTTACCTACTTGTTCTGACATACTTTCTCCTATTTTTAGGTTATTTTAATTTAGCAACTATAAAATCTAAAATGCAATAATTAAGATTGCTCGTTTTTAGCAACATCTTGCTTGCTAGATTCCATGTCGTTTTTCATTTCGTCTCTCATTTTCTGAAACTCAACTTTTAACATTCCTCTTAGAAGTTTTTGTTGTGCTTCAGTTTCAAGAACATCTTTTCGTATTTCAGTATTCGCATCTCCTACTTTCATCTTAATACCTGCTTGTACTAATTGACGTTGTAGTGTTTCTATTGTACCATCTTTATCTTTCACTAATTCTTGTATAGATTGTAATTGATTTTGTGCTTGTGACAACATTGATTTTCTTTCTACAATCTTATCTTTATTTCGTATATCTGTTTCTGCTAACATTGCAATATCATCAATTAATCCAGATTGATACCATCTAAAATACTCTTCTAGTAATGCCCATCTATTTAATGGTAATGTTGCTCCTGCTATTATTCTTACATCAAACCTTGCAGATGCATAATCTTTATATTTACCAATTGCTTTACCATAATCATTGTAAAGGTTTACATTAATTCTTACTTCTCTTTCTTCTTCACTTCCTGCCATTGGCTGTACAATTCTAAATACTTTTTCAATTGTATAGTGTCTTTGAGCTGTCATTTTAAATACTCTACCTAAATGTTCAAGCGATGGTTCTACAATACTATTCATCCATGCTTTTAATCTACGAGTACCAAACTCATCATTTGCAAGTAAACCACGATATGTTTCTGCTTGGTCTTGCGAGAATCCCATCATTGCACTAGGTACTCCACTAATGTATTCTGCATCGGATTTGCCTTGTTGCACAACTGTAAAGAATGCATTATTAATAGGAGCTGGTTGTATTGGAGTAGGTGGTGAAAAACCACTTCTGTATTTTAACAATGCGCCAGGTGCTGATGAATACTTTTCCCATTCGTCTTCAGGTACTGAACCTTCTTCGTACATCCACCTAAGATTAGAAGATAAGTTTGCATTGTGTAGCATTATTTGATGTGCTTTATTTATTTCTTGTTGCTTTCCTATAAGTGGGGTTACTGCACTCATTGGATATGGAGTTCCTGTGTACATATAAGAAATTGGTACAATAGGATATTCAGATATTGGAATTATAGATTCGTATAAGAATGTATCATCTCCTACGCTTACAGTTTTTACAATTCTATTTTCATAAAACTCTACAGAATCTACAATGTTCTTAGAAAAGTTTTTATCTGCTTCAAACTTTTTATACGATGATTCACTCATTACTTGTTCTTTAATGATTGTTGCTTCATCACGGGCCTGCGAAATTAATTCCATTTCTCTTTCTCGTATACCTTGAGCAGCCATCTTTTGAGAATTTTCAATCATTAATTTTGCTCGTTCTGGAATAACTTCACCTTCTTGAACTTGTTGTTCAATTTGCATTTGTTTTTCTATTAATTGAACTTCTATTTCTTGTTTATACGATTCTAATTCTTCTTGGACTTGTTCTTTTAACATAACAAGTTGAGATTCAGAAGGTTCTATTTTTATATATACATTTCTGTATTTAAATTTTTTCTTACTATATGTTTCATAGTATGGCACAATGTCATCATCTTCAGCATCCATATTAACACCATATGTCAAATCTTCTGATTGAATGCTATCTGTAAAATCAATATCTCTTTGTGAGTATGATACTACATCAGTACCTCTTGTTACTTTTTTAATCTTTGTTTCAAATTGCGGTAACATATTAATAAGTCTTGCTCTAGCAATATTCTTTCTTATTTGAATAAAGTTTGCATCCCTAAATAAAAAGTCTCTACTAGCGGGGTCTACAAATACATCATAAGGGTCTAGTCTTTTAAAACAAACTTCTCCTACTCCCCTATCAGCATCCTTGTCAATATCTACAAGAAAGTATCCTAATCCCTTTGTTAATGAATCTAGTATTACTTGACTATATAATGACTTACCATTTGATAGATACCAACAATAATCTGCTACGTCAGCATGCACTTGAGCAACATCTACATCGTCTCCAGTTGCTCCTACTGCTTTCCACTTAGGGTCGTTTGCAGTTACAAAGTATTTCATAATTTCTATAATAGGAGTAATTCTATTAATAGTAAATGTTGGCATTCCAGATTCTTCCAACATTGTTTTTTCTTCTTTTGTAAGTTGCTCGTTTAGATAAAAATCATATCCTTTTTGACTTACACTTTGCCATCTATGCCTATGGGAGTTATTTACTTTATCCCATATCTGTTTATTTATTTGTGCTTTTGATTTTTTTGTAACTCTTGCCATTATCCTCTAATCTCCACATGAACTAAATCATCAAATGAATTATCTTTAGTTTCGCCATCGCTATCCCAGTCGCCGCCCCAACGAACAGAAACATTTAATTGTTTTGCAATACCTCGAATCATTCCACCCATATAATGAAACCTATCTCTATCTTCCCAATCTATGGGATAAGGAGCGAGGTCTACAGCTTTTCCTTCAATGTGTTTGCTGAACTTTGTTTTAGTTGAGCCTGCTTTTAGTAACTTTTCCTGTCGTTGCTCGCTCCGCAATCCTTCAATGATTGTAACATCCATTATCTTAATCAATTCATTTAGAACACTTACAAGTCTTCTATCAACTCCCTTTAGTCGTTCTTTTGACCTCTTACCAAATCTAGGCATTATCTTTTTCCTTTTATCTCTGCTAAAACATCTTTTTCTGGATTTCTTTTTCTTTTATTTGATTTTCTAATTTCCATAGGTTTAGATGTTTTTAATTTTGATAAAATTTTTCCTTTTTCCTTATAATGAGGTTTACAAGCATTTCTAGCATCCGAAGAACTTAAACCTAATTTTTTTCCTTTAGAAACACACGATGCTTGATTCACCGCATACTTTAAAGGGTTTTTCATAAATTTACCTAAAGTTTTTATTTTTGACATATCTACTCCTTATGATACTAACCAACTTTTTGCTTTTCTTTTAGGCTTAAACCATGATGTTTTTTCTTTATTTTTTTTCATATTCGGTGGAAATGAGTGTATTTGTGCGTAATAAAGAGATTCTATTGTATCATCGTGAGCCATTTTAGGGCCGAAAGTAAGTATTTCGTTAATCAAATCAAACATATTTTTCCGTAAATACACTGTTCCTGTACTAAAACGAGCAGAAAGTCCAGAATAAATGCGATTTCTTTTTTGTTGCCCGCCGGGTTTCTCAGGTATTACAGCTATATCAAACTTATTTAGTCTTCTTCTTTCGTCATTCATTGCTTGAAATATACTACGATTCATTGCAACATCTTCAACTGTAGATGATGTACAATTATATTTTTCATGTAATTCTATAATAATATCTACTACACCTTTCTTTCCTATTATGTCTCCTGTCTCTGGATTCTTAGAACCTATAGTTGGAATACTTCGATGTCTTTCATATTCTAAAACATATAATTCATTATTGGTATCAATTCCAATAACAGTTATGACGCTGTAGTCAGAATGTTTTGTATCAATATCTGTAGCAGGGTCGCATCCAATAAATGTATTAACAGGAATATCTTCATTGTTTTTTACTATATAATTAACACCATCCTCGTTTTTAAAGTAACCATTCCAATATCTTACATGCTCTCTTTTCCATATTGCATCTTCTTCAGATTGTACTTCCATCATATATTCTTGGTAGAATTTTTGAGGCATTCCACTATCGGAATAGAATTTTTTCTTTTCTTCTAATTTCTTTTTTGTAAAGAAAGAACTCCACAATGGGGTGTCATTGTCTAATAATGCTTTATAAGTAATTACTTTCCAAGCAAATTTTTTATTTTCTTTTTGAGACTTTGCATAGTTATTGAGAAGATTGTTAATAAAAGAATCATAATGTACAGGAGTGCCGTTAACACGCAACCGACCAGTATGAGGCTCAATAGCGGGATAGATAACAGCAGTAACAAGATTAGCATTTTTATCTCGTGCTTCCGGTGTAATTGTGTTTGCTTCGTGTTCGAAGTCATCGAGTACAATGAGGTCGTATCTTTTGTGTAGTTTTGCTCCTCCTCTGATTCCTGCGACGTTACTTTTGCTGATAAGTTTGCATCCATTTTTTAACTCTATGTCTTCCTCTGTCCACTTTTTTCCTTTTAAATCCCCAAAATAATATTTTAATCTATCATTAAATTCGAGGTGGTGTCTAATGTAATCCATATTACCTACACTAAGTTTTTGTGTAGCAGATACCCAAGCATAAAAAAGAAAGTCGTCTTTGCAGAAAACAAAATCTTTTAACATAGATGCTTTTGTTAATACGGTTTTACCATGACCTCTAGGAATAATAATGGCAGTTTGTTTGTTATCATGATTATCAATTGCATCTGCAACTTCGTAATGAAAGAATGGCGTTTCGCTTCGTAAAAAATCATCAGGTAAAAATAATTTACCAAATGCAATTAAATCTGTATATGCAAGTTTTAGAGCTTCTTCAGCTTCGCTTACATTCTGTGTATTTATATTTGCCATCTATAATAAACTTCCATTGTTTATAACTTTTAGAACTACAACCTTTTTGATGATGCGAATGTTGATTCGGGCCTTTATTTGCTAGACCCCAATAAGATAAGTTTGGTTTTAAAATTACTTCTTCCATTTTCTTCTTTTGTATTTTAAATATTCTGCACCTTCATATGGATTAAATATAGTAGTTATTAATCTATTATCATCATCGTCATATTTAGGGTCTATTATAGTAACTGGAGCATTAAATATATTTTTATCATCTAATCCAAGTTTGTCTGCATAACTATCCATTATTTTAAATGATGCTACTTGTATTGCATGACTAATAAGTCCACTAGCTGCATCTTTTAATACTTGATAACCTGATACATGAGTATGTCCGCAAGTTAAGATATGGTCTTTCCATCCCATCTGAGCTGCTTTTGCTACTCCATGAGCTGTGTTCCACATACTATTTCCTTTAAACATATGACGAGCATTTACTCTAATTTCTTTACTATTAGGAAATATAAGATTTAATCTTGCTCCCCATTGTTCATAGATACCACTATGTTCTCTCATTATAAATTCTAAAGGGTCTCCGTCACCACTCCATACATCATGATTACCTGCTACTAGATATAACCATTCTACTTGATTAACAAAATGCTCTGTAAGTCTCCATGATTCTTTTGCCGAAGTAGATTGTTGTCCATACAATGCTTGTAGTCTACCTATCCAATTGTTTTGTATATCTCCTAAATTACCTCCAAATAATCCATCTGTTTTATTTACAAGATTACAAAGACTATATATTTGAGCTAAGTCTGTTCCATCGTCATCAACATGAGGGTCTCCAAAATGAAGTATTCCAATAGGCCCGTGCATTTTTATTTTTATGTTTATTAATTTTTTTGATTTTTTTGCTTTTAATTTTTGTGAGTATTGTTTTTTACGATGTTCAATTATTTCATCAATTGGTAAATAATCTACTTGTTCTAATTCTTCTATTTCAAATGGAGATTTTTCTACAACAGTAGGCTTTAATGTTTTCTTAGCACATGCTTGGCAAAACCATCGTTGTCTTTTTTTTGTTTTCCAATACGACCATCCATCTTTTCTTAATCTTCTGGAACCGCATTTGGGGCATGCTATGATGTTACCATCATCATCTTTTCTAATTTCCATCTTGTTTTATTTCTTTAGGCAATTCTTTTTTTCTTTCTGCTATTTGTATATCATCAGTGCCAAATCCTTGAAACATTCCCACTATACCAGTTTCTATTTGTTTTACATTGCTACCCGATGTTCCGACAATTTTACCTAATTCTTTTGTGGATTGCAATATGATGTTATCATCTTCACTATAATCTGCTAGATGTTTTAATTTATTTAAAATGTACTCGTGGTCTATCCCTAATCCTTTTGCAACGTCTAATACTGATTTTTCTATTTCTTTCATAACTCTTTCCTGCTTTAATAATACAGCTGCTTTTTTACCAGCTTTGTTATCCGACATTTCATTGTATGCTTTTTGATATGCTTTTACAGCTCCCATACCTACAACAATATTTGTAGCAAACATCTTTTCTTTGTTTGTTACCTTTGTTCTTTCTTTTACTCGTTTGTTTGTATCTTTAATTGTTTTACTAAATGTATAACGATTTGGATGTTGAGAGAAATCCGTATCCATTTTAACTGTATGCCTATTTAAGAAACTTCCTACAATAGTTCTTACCCATCCATTTGCATATTTATAGTTTTTTCTGTCGCCTGGGTGATTTACACTTTTACTTACTTTAAGTAATTGTACAATCCTATTATCATCTGACCATACCCAATCTCCCTCATTGCCAGTCCTCCAATCATCGTGGACTTCTTCACTTGGACAATTCTCTTTAAACTCCTCATATGTATCATATACATAGTGAGGTACTCCCTTAATTGTCTGTTTCTCCAATTATGTCTCCTATATTTACTTGATGTCCATTTTTTTCTAATCTAGTAACTAACCTATCTATAAGGTCATTTACTTCCTCTGGAATCATAAATACTTTATCGTCTATTTGTATTGGAAAATATGATTGAGATATAGTATCTAATATGGCTTCTTGCTCTTCTAAGCTTAATTGAGATAGTCCTTTGTATAATTCAGCCATTTTTATTTATTCTACTACACATATCTATATTCCTTAACCCAACCACCGCCCAGAATCTAATGTATAAGTCAACTATAAATCAAGTAGTTTACCCAAGTTGTTTACAAAAAAAATTGTAGGATTTTGAAATGTAACCTTTTTCCCATAGTATACCCCCTATACGGGGGATTTCGTAAATGGAATTTACGTTATTTTTGATTTATATTTTATTTGATTAAATAATAAGGAGTACAATATGAGTAACAATCAGCAAAAGTTTGAAGAGTTTAAGAGTTTAGTAGATGCTCTTCAGACTGATACAGCCATTAGGGTTGCTAATTCTACTACCAAGCGTGGATGGAATAAGACATTTGGTATGTCTATACCTAGCATCAGAGACCATGTTAATGATTATAATGCTAAAGTTAGAGCATTGAATGATATGTGCTATGAAGCTTGTGGTAAACATCTAATAGCTGAAGAAGAAGCCATTAAACCTGTTAAGCTTAATTGGGAGGATAACTAATAATTAGGGGATTAATTTCCCCTTTTTATTACTATTACATTATATTATATGTTTGTCCGAGTGTGTCAGAGAGTGTGTCATATAGAGTATATTCTTACTATTATATATACATCTTTTTGTATCACTTGGGCATACACTTTAAGATTTAAATAATTCGGAGAATGTAGAGTTAGGTCAAGGGCACGCTCACTGAGGTGTAGACAGATGTCGACCAGATTATGTTAATGATTGAACTGCTCCCACATGGCTGGTGCTATGTATCGTAGAGATAGTAGTCTTAATTAATAATCTTGCTTGAAAGAATAGCTTTGCTCCCTTTACCCTCGTTTGAAGTCGAACAGAATGCAGTATAGCAGAAATACTAGGACTGTTAGCATTCTCCGATATAATTGCAAAAGTAACATAGGTCATAACCTAAAGCCTATAAAGTGTGAGTAACTAGGAACTCGTTAAATCTTGCCTATA